CGCCCGGCTTTGAATACCTTGACTGAAAGTCAGGTAGCGGTTCTTACTCACCCGCATGCGCCTTACGTTGACCCTAAGGCGCGCTCGCAATCGGCTGACAGCCTTTCGCATCAACTTGCTCGCCTCGCTCGCATACTATTTCCATGGCTATACCCCCTCGCCCGGCCCCTACGCTGTTCCCAGCGTTGGCGTCTTGGGCTCATTTGTTCCCCCGTGCGCGTTCCCCTCCCAGCGCCGTACTCCGAACTATTTGTACTGGACCCGAGTCCCGTTCAAGGCCCTCACAGGGCCCAATCTCCTCCGACTCCTTGCCTTGGCCTACAGCTTTGCCTGGTTGTGCTACTACTCCTCGACGTATGATGTCGTGCACCGTGACCCCGCAGCGTTGCTTTCCGTTCGCATTCGAACCCCTGGATTGCTGCCGCGTTTGCGTGCATCTGGTTTCACCAACCAAGATATACGTTGCACCGTCGTGGGTGAAAACTGGAACTTGTCGGAAGTTTCGGACTGTGCTGACTGGACGCCGCCCGCGGCGGTTGTCACCACGCACTACCACTGGGAGTATTTTCTACGCTTATGCACGTCAATTTTCTGGCTGGTGCGGTTGTTGTTCTACACGCCCATCATTAGCCCAGTACGCAGTTTCTATCGTTTGGCTGGTTCAGCCGAACTGCGTAGCGCTTTCCGCAACATTCACGTGCCTGTGTGGACCCCACCTGCCAACCACCATTCGCATCCCGAGGCTGCAGCAGCCCGTAATTCCGCCGATGCCGCCATCAACACGTTTGTCCGCTTGCGTGGATATGAGCCTTACTCAGTACAGCTCTCCTCTCGCGACATCGCCGATGGCATTTCCGGCTCCTTACGGCATTTGTGGCCCGTGGATTACCATTCCCCAGAGCAATCAGACCCTGTTCTACGTATGTCCGTTTTGAAGTTTATCAACGTTGACTATTACGTCGATTGGTGTGACTATCTCTGGATGGCCCAGCCCATAATGTTGTATACTTTTACGCCACGTGACCCGTGCGGCGTTTATAAGGAGACAACTTGGACTGTGGATAGTGAGCAGAATATTATCATGACAGTGGCTGGCGGTGCTCGGTACCGCCACCCGCTTTGGGATTACAACGTTGACAATTTCAGCGCAACTTATCCCGGTGTCACCATCCAGTACGCAGTAGAGAGCGTCCCGGTTGATGAACACTGGAGCATAGTGCTGATGTTGCCGCGCTGTGTTACTCATGGTTCCTTCTCACTCACGCCCACCCACACTCTGCGTCGCAAGCAGATGTATTCGGTGGTAAAAACGATGGACGAAGGCGAACGACCCAGTGCGATGATTCGATGCAGCGATGCGTCATTGTCGATTGGCGTGCCTGGGACTTACTCGTCAATCCGTGTACCTCCGCTGTTGCAAGCGGTGTTGCATTCACGGATTTCCCTAAGCAAGTTGAAAATTCATGACCTCCCAAGTCTTCTTACGAAGGATTTTGGCGATGATACCCGGTTGGCCTGTGCCACCGTGTTTTCCGCCTTTCCTGCACAACCACCGTTGCGTGGCTCTGTGCATACCCCATATCGTTTGGTGGATGAAGACATTGCGTATCGGAAGGTTGGCAAACCTGCGTTCGTTCTGCAGGAGAGCCTCACCGCGACTGTGATCAGTCCGCCAGTACTTGTTGGCGTTTGTGCTCCGGTTAAATCCCGGGCCAATGACAAGTGGTGCGTCCAGGAACGCATTACTGCGGTGCATAATGAGCAAATTAAATTCACCGGCCGCTATTTGGGCTATGCGGCTGAATTTAGCAAGTTGTTACTCCCCACGCCACATGTGTTGGCGCCGGTTGAAGTTGGCGAAGTGATAGCCTCACAGAAGCGCCCCACGCAGGTGCGCAACAATTTGCAGGCAAGTCCGCGGTTGTCGGACTGGCTCGCGGTAGGAGAGCTGGAAGTTAAATCCTTCCAAAAGGCAGAGAGTTATGCCGATCCAAAACCCCCCCGCAATATCAGCACGTTACCAACGGAGCATTGCTTGATATACAGCCAATATACTCAACCACTGGCAAAGCTGCTGAAATCCCTCCCCTGGTATGCCTTCGGGCATCACCCTGACCAGGTGGCTGAGCGTGTACACGCTGTGGCCTCTCAGGCGACGACCCTGACGGAGACGGACTTTAGCAAGTTTGACGGCACCCACTCACATGCGTTGTATCAATTTGAGTTAGCGTTGCTGTTACGAGCTTTTCCTCGGGCCGAGCATCCCACCATCATTCGGATTCATGATATGATGACAAGCGCGGAGGCTCGGACAACCACTGGAGTCCATTATGACCCTGATGGTGGGCGTTTGTCGGGTTGCGCCGACACGTCCCTCATGAACTCATTGGACAATGCTTTCGTTGCCTATTCTGTGTATCGGCGTATGCACATGAGCCCCGCTGATGCCTGGAAGAAGCTTGGCGTGTATGGTGGCGACGATGGCATTTCAGCTGATGCGGATCCCGCGATGTACGATAGCGTCGTGAAGGACCTTGGGCTGCGCTTGAAGGCGCGCACAGTGCCCGCGCATCTGCGAACTTCCTTTTTGGGCAGGATATATCCAGCACCAGCTGCTGGGCCATGGCATATGGCAGACCTGCCCCGTCAACTTTCTAAGCTGCATGTACATGCTTCGCGTGAACCTGTTGACCCTTGGGTCCCCTTGTACAACAAAGCGTCTGGCCACTTGGTCACCGATGCGCATTCACCCATTCTTGGCGATTGGGCGCGCATGGTGATGCGTTTGTGTCCGGAACAGTTTAAAGTTGTGCGAGTGGACATGCAATCCTACATGATGCGCCCGTATACTGAGTTGCAATATGTTCCCCCCGCTGATATGGCTTTGGCGTGTGCGTTGGACCAGTTGCAAATCTCAACAGCGGAGTTGGAAGACTACTGTGATCACCTGAGTAAACTCGGTGACATAGCATTGCTGCGTCCTCTGAAGGAACCGTTGCCATTAATCCCGCCCCCCGGCGTTATCGTCGGCACTTCGGAGGTGGGTCTTGATGCCAAGCGGGCTGGTGAGCCTGAGGAAAAGAAGCCCTTGTCACCAGATAACCCGTTTGAATGTAAAGGCTGTGCTGTGTTGTTTGGCACTGGAAAGACGCCTGAGCATTATGCCAAAGCCAAGCTGAGCAACCCTGCATGGTGCAAACCTTGCAAGGAGAAGCGCCAGCTTGCCCGCGATGCGAAAGCTGGTGGTGAGAAGTCTGATCGCGGTGTTGCCTCTAAGAAGAAGAAGGCTAAGCCACCTCGTGGGGTAAACTCCTAAATCCCCCACATCCCTCCC